AAGAGGAGATATGGTGTAGAAATTATGATTGATAATGGCACTTGGGAACAAGTCAATACCAAAGATTGCCCCAATGATGCAAGTATCGTAACTTATGTTGTTGATGGTGAGACTCGATATGATTTAACTCGTGGTCAAAAAGCAGTAAGTATTTTTGACATGTATTATGACAAGTTTCGTGATGGTATGAAGAGTATTAGTTATGGTAAGGGTACATACAATCCAAAGACATGGGGAGTAGAACCACCCAAAACGAAAAAGAAGAAATGATTCCAAAAATACCGGAAAAAAATCTCCGCAAAATTTTTGATCTGTAGGGTCGCTTGACTAAATAAGGTATGAGGTCTATAATAGACCTGTCGTTCATCTCCTTATGGAGACGCAAGTAAGTCGCGGAACGGAGCGTTCATCCCATGGTAGATCTATTACTATATTCAAGTATTGCCTGTGCTGATGCCGATGCTATTATGCTGAGGATGAAAGCAAACGAGGATCTCCCTCAAGTGGTAAGAATTGAGTTAGTTGAAACCGTAAAGGAATCGACACCACACTGCTATTGGGACGCAAACGACTGAAGGAACGGAGTAAAATCCCTACTACTTCAGGAGTACCACAATGAACACACTTCAAATGGTCAAAAAGCAGATTGAAAAAGCATCTGCACTTCACGACGCACAGATCTCTCACACCGCATATCGTGGTGTTGAGTATGATACTCGTTGTGTAGAAAGCAAAGAGTCTCACGGGACTTTCTGCTATCGTGGTCGTACTTACAACAAGTGATATGGGAGCACTACAATTAACTGGGATCGTATCCCTGACTTCTGTAGTATTTCTTTCACTTATATACGGAGAGATTAAACTTTTCTCCAAGTAATATCAAGGAGGGTTTCATCCCTCCTTTTTTTATGCTATAATAAGGTGAAACAACAGAGTGCTATGGAGAGAGAAAAACTAAAACTAATTGTAAGAAATCTTGAACTGCTTGTTGATTCACTAAAGGCAGAAGTGTATTCTGATCCAGGTGCTTACAAGACATCTGTGAATAACTCCAGATTCCCTGATCTTACTGATTACGATGAAGTATTTGAGGACAATGATGACTGATACTAAGAAAGCAAAAGAACTTGTCAAACTACTAGAGAAATTGATTGAAAAAGATTACCTCTACAGTGAAGAACATCTCAAAGAGATGAAGTCACAATTACGTGCGGCAAAACAGCAGATTGCTGATATTGAAAAAGAAAATTCTAAAGGATTTGGTAAATGAGTGTAAAACTTATTAGTGTAACTCCCGATGCGGAGAAGAATATGGCATACGTTGCCAGGGTATCAAATCCCAATAATCAAGAAAACCCCAACTATGCAAAGTTGTTAGGTTATTGTATCAAGCACAATCACTGGTCTGTGTTTGAGCAGAGTTTTATGACACTTGAGATTGAAACTACGAGAGGTTTGGCAGCTCAAATTCTGCGTCACCGTTCTTTCACATATCAAGAGTTTTCGCAACGGTATGCCGATTCATCCATGCTTGCCGATACAATTCCTCTTCCAGAATTGAGAAGACAGGATACAAAGAATCGTCAGAACTCTATTGATGACATTGATCCTTTTGTTCGTCAAGAGTTTCAAGTCAAGATGCAGAAACATTTCGAGGAAGGAATGAATCTCTATCAAGAGATGTTAGAGTATGGAATTGCAAAGGAGTGTGCTCGCTTTGTGCTCCCTCTTGCTTGTCCCACTAGAATCTACATGAGCGGCTCATGTCGTTCATGGATCCATTATATTACTCTGAGATCTGCCAATGGCACTCAGAAAGAGCACATGGATATTGCCGAAGCATGTAAAAAAATCTTCGTAGAGCAATTCCCTACCTGTGCAGAAGCCCTGGAATGGGTCTAAATATTTTTGTATTGATTTCTTAACAATGGCAACTTATCCTGTGGTTCACAAAGAAACTGGTGAACAAAAAGAAGTGAAAATGAGTGTTCATGACTGGTCTAAGTGGTTAGACGAGAACCCTGAATGGACAAGAGATTGGTCAGATCCTTCTACCGCACCAATGGCTACTGACGTTGGTGAGTGGAGAGATAAACTTGTCGCTAAGAATCCTGGATGGAATGAAGTTCTTAATAAGGCATCAAAAGCACCTGGTTCAAAAGTATCTAAAATCTAATGGCAAGAAGGAAGAGAGCATCTGCTAAAGATGATCAACCTATTGGAGTTGGTCTTACATCAAAGCAGATGAAGAGGAAAAAACCTCTAAGTTCGGATTATTTGATCGATATTGATCCACTCACAGACAATCAAAAGAGATTGTTTGACTCTTATGCGGAACAAAAGCATATAGTCGCATATGGATGTGCCGGAACAGGTAAAACATTTATTACGTTGTTTAATGCACTGAAAGATGTACTGAGTGAATATACACCTTACGAGAGAATCTATCTTGTAAGGTCTCTGGTATCTACAAGAGAGATTGGATTCCTTCCAGGTTCTCATGAGGACAAAACAGACATTTACCAGATTCCATATAAGAATATGGTGAAGTATATGTTCCAGATGCCTAGTGATGCTGATTTTGAGATGCTTTATGGCAATCTAAAAGCACAAGAGACTATTAAGTTCTGGAGCACATCTTTCCTACGTGGAACCACACTTGATAATGCCATTGTTATTGTCGATGAATTTCAGAATCTAAATTTTCACGAACTTGACAGTATTATTACTCGTGTTGGTGAGAATACACGTATTTGTTTCTGTGGTGATGCCAGACAGTCTGATTTAAATAAATCAAATGAAAGAAATGGTATCGTTGATTTTATGAACATCTTGCGTAAAATGCCTTCATTTGATATAATAGAATTTGAGATTGATGATATTGTCCGTTCAGGTCTTGTTAAAGAATATCTTACAGCAAAAATGGAAGCAGGTTTTTAATGTTTAATCATGTTGATATTAGTCTTCCTCAACTTGAGAGGGAGACTATTGACGGGGTGAGATACTATTCTGTCCCCGATGAAGAAGAACTTCTCCGACTGGTCTCCATCACTTCGGTGACCAGTCATTTTAATAAGGAAATCTTTGTTAAATGGAGAAAAAAGGTTGGTAATGAGGAAGCAGATCGTATCACAAAACGTGCCACAAGCCGTGGAACTGATATGCATACTCTAACTGAGTATTTCCTCAAAAACGAAGAACTTCCTAAAGTTCAACCTATCTCTGACTTTTTGTTTAAAATCTCTAAACATAAGTTAAAAAAGATAAATAATATTCATGCCCTGGAAGGTTCCCTATATAGTAAACAGTTAGGGATTGCGGGCACCGTCGATTGTATTGCAGAATACGAGGGTGAGTTAGCAATAATTGACTTTAAGACTTCAGCAAAACCGAAACCACGAGAGTGGATCGACCACTATTTCGTACAATGTATGGCATACGGTTGTATGTTGTATGAACTGACAGGTATTTCTGTCAAAAAACTTGTAATCATTATGGCTTGTGAAAATGGAGAATGCGTCGTCTACGAAGAACGAGACAAATCAAAGTACATCAAACTTCTTACCGAATACATTAGAAAGTTTGTTAGAGATAAATTGGAACTCTATGGAACCGAATAAAGAACTAGAACAGGCAATTCAAAGTAAATTTTTGACACCTTCTAAATTTGCTCTAGAAATTGAAAAGATTGTTGCCGAAGAAAAAATCAATTACATTGATGCTATCGTTCATTATTGCGAACTCAATGAACTTGAAGTCGAATCAGTAACGAAACTTGTATCAAAACCATTGAAAGAAAAACTTAAATGGGATGCTACGAGACTTAATTTTATGAAAGCAACTTCAAGAGCAAAATTGCCCCTATGATCGTGACTCCCTTTGAAACCTATCAACATTATTTGTCACTCAAAAATCACTTTACAAATCCAAAATACGATTTCTTCAAATACGGAGCAAAAACCCGTGCCAGTATGACTTCCTTCAATAAAAGGAAAGATAAGTATTGGTTCGAGAAAACTTCACGTAAATATTCTAATGAAGAAATTGTAGACTTTCTTGTTTCCAATTTTACTGCTGCCGATAACCCACAAAACCTATGGATTGGAGAAATTATCAATTCTGGAGAAAGGACATACGCCGAGTGGACGAAACGACGGCAGAGTTCAACCTACTTGTTCAAAGAACAAAGCAGCGAATTACTCTCACAGAACGAATTGGAGAGTCTATTCGATTGTTCCAAGGGACATCCGAGAATTCTCAAAGCATTTCTAGGAGGGAATCTATCTCTAGAAAACTTAGTGGTCTACGAAAGAATATTCCATTTCTGCGGAAATTTTGATAAGAAATTATCAGATCCTGTATGGGAAACCGTCAGTCTAAAAATAAAAAAATATAATCCGTTCATAAATATTGATGTATTCAAGTTTAAAAAGATTTTAAGGGAAATTGTAGATGAGTGAATTCTTTGAATCTGAAATCATTCAGGATGAACTGAATGAAATTAATAGAATGCAAGAAAAGATTTACGGAAGTCTTCTGTCTTTCAGTCAAATGACCCGTGATGACAAACTTGAGCACATTGAAATACTGACAGATTTGTTAGAGAAACAAAGAGTAATGTATACTCGTTTGTCTCTTTCTGATGACCCACAAGCGGTCGAGATGAAAGAGAATCTCCGTAAGTCTGTTGCCATGATGGGTTTCCCACCAGAAACCGACATGCAAGTCTTATTCAATAGCATGTATGCCACAATCAAATCTCTCAAAGACTACGTTGACAACTGAGAGCATCATTGCTAAACTATCCAAGTAAATCCAACACATCCAACTAATCCGAGGTAATCCTAATGTCATTTGCTGACCTTAAGAAGCAATCCAAACTGGGCTCCCTGACCCAAAAACTGGTCAAGGAAGTCGAAAAAATGAATAATACAGGTGGTTCAGGCGATGATCGTCTGTGGAAACTAGAAGTAGATAAAAGCGGTAATGGTTATGCTGTTATTCGTTTCCTCCCTGCCCCTGATGGAGAAGATCTCCCATTCGTCAAACTGTACTCCCATGCCTTCCAGGGTCCTGGTGGATGGTATATTGAGAACTCTCTGACCACTCTGGGTCAGAAGGACCCCGTGTCTGAATACAACACGATGCTGTGGAACAACGGCACCGATGCTGGTAAGGAAGCAGCACGTAAGCAGAAGCGTAAACTGACCTACATCGCAAACATCTATGTGGTCAAGGACCCCACCAATCCTTCCAATGAAGGTAAGGTGATGCTGTATAAGTTCGGTAAGAAGATCTTTGACAAGATCACTGCTGCTATGCAACCCGAGTTCGAGGACGAGGAAGCAATCGATCCGTTTGACTTCTGGCAAGGTGCCAACTTCAAACTGAAGGCAAAGAACGTTGCAGGTTATCGTAACTATGACTCTTCAGAGTTTGCACGTCAGGATTCATTGCTGGATGATGATGATGCCATGGAAGCAATCTGGAAGAAGGAGTATTCCCTTGAGGAGTTCACCGGTGCAGACCAATTCAAGTCCTATGATGACCTGAAGAAGCGTCTGAACTATGTTCTTGGCAACAACTCTCCCACTCGTATTGACGAAGAACTGGAAGATGAGAGTGAAGGTCGTGGTCCTGCACCTTCACCAGTTCCCGAGAATCTCCGTGACGAACTGAATAGTCTGAAACCGACTGCCTCAGTTGATGACGATGATGACGATACTCTATCTTACTTTGCTAAACTGGCAGAATAATAAAAAGGGGTCTTACGACCCCCTTTTTTATGGCATTCTGTTTTTAGTATTTTCTGTTCGAACAAGACGCTCATTAATGAATTCAGATGATCTGGAATAAATCATCTCTTGACGCATATCATTTAAAAATTGTTGCAAATATCCTACTTTGAGTAAATAAATTGATCTCTTGGCATCATTCTTTCTGACTTCATATTCATAATTTGATATGCCATTGATTGGAGAAATTGTCGTTTCAAAATCATCGGGATCTGGAATACTAAAAGTAGAATCAACAACTTTGCCTTTGGGTAAAATTAATCTACCATTAGAGTCTTTGACCTCTCTAGTTTCATAAAAACGCACTTCATTCAACTGATTACCATAGAGTTGATTTGAATAGTTATAAATCTGTCTATCCGAGAGTGGCCATTCATCTCTGACATTAATAATACCGGCAGTCATCAGAACAACCCAATCAAGTTCTGCATCACCATATAATTCTTCTGCAACAGTGTCAGGTCTTGCACCCTCTACAATTTCATATTTGTTGAAGATAGTAAAAACATTTTGCAAGTCATCACGAAGTTTGCATCGCCTAAAAAGATTTTTAACTATTAAATAATTTCTTGATGAATTGCTGTCCGACAAAAATGATTGGTATGCAATATTTGGTAGTTCTCTGAAATATCCCATTTTAGTATCCTACTCCTCCGAGTCCCGTGTTTCTTTCTGTAAATGCCCGGTCTGGGTTTGCTAAAGGTCCGGCAAAATCACTCTCATAATCAAGATCATAAATC